TTGTCCGTTTACCGAATCAACATCTCCTGTATCGTCTGAATAAAGTTCATCAAAGTTAGCTTGTACTTTAGTAAAAGCATCAAACAGAGTATCTCCATTACCCTGGTCTGCCGCTCCTATTGTTATGTCTTGTTGTCCCATTTTTTACTTTTTAAAATTGTGTTTTATCAACCGTATATTGTGTTGTATCTGATGTTATTAAATTAGTATCAACCGTAAAATAAGAGGCATCTGAATTAAAAGGAAGTATATAACCCCAATAATTAGGTTCGTTAACATTACCCCACCAAGAAACCTCATATACTTTTCCCCATGAAATATTATTTCCCCCATACCAATCACTAATTCTTGCCATCTCTCTTTTTTAAGTAATTACTTAATTTAATAATGTTCTCTTTCTTAGGTTTATATTGTTTTTTCTTTTTTACAGTACCCATCCTTGAAATAATGCATCTTTATCTGGATATATATCTTCATTATTATTACTATAATATTCTGGGAATTTACCACTAGCATTAAAACTCATATACTCAATAAATCTATTAGTATAATATTCAGCATAATCTCTTTCTTTAGCTATAAGACTGTCAATTTCAGATTTAGCAGGCTGAGTTGAATTCTCAGAACTATGTTTGTAAACACCTCCATTTGCTATTGTGTAAGCAGCAAAAGGTAAATACTCTGCCATTGCAAAGTGAATTAACATGGGCTGAATATATTCATTAACTAATTCTAAATAGTCCCCAGTCAAATTACTAGCAATAATATCACTACTTATTTTATCGTATAAGTCCGTTCCAAGATAATTTTGAACATGAATTTCTTGGGCAAGTTTTATAAACTGAATAAATTTATCAGTATCTACATTCCCACTTAAAGCGGTATTTTTTACTAAGTCAGCTCGTTTTATAAATAGTGCGGTTGCCATTATTCTTGCTCTTCAATTTGTTCATCAATAGTTTCTACTTGGTCTTTTTTTACCCCAGTCTCTTTTTCTACCTCAGAATCAGTAACTGCATTTGTTAAGTCAGTAAATTCTAAAGGCTGTAAGGTTTTAAAGTAAATATCTAAATCAATTTCATTATATTCTAAGACCTCTTCTAAAGCATCTAATATAGTTACTTGCATAGGTCTAATAACAGTATTGTCCATTAATAAAGAAGCTGTTTGGAGTTCCTCAGCATTATTACCAAGACCAGTATTATCTTTAATACCAACCAACATTGGAGATACAATACGATGAGATACCATTACTTTTTTCATACTTTCATCAGACAAGAATTGATATTGCTGATGGGCATCATTTATCATTACTGGGTCAACCGTAGCTGCAAGTTCTTTACTATCGTTAAATGCCAAGATGAATTTACCTGCGTTAGATGTTCCGCTAAACTTCTCATAAATTGCTCTTTCTATAGCATCTCTTTGCTCCTTGTCTGGTGTACCGTTATTGAAATTAATCAACATACTTGGCTGTAACCCATTTTGTATATTACTTATATGGTAATTAGCAATTTCTTCTTCTAACTCAGCATACTGAAGTCCCCCTTGATAGTCAACAGGAGAGTAATAATAAAACCCAGCTCTATAAGGTCTAATATAAAGAATTTCAATACCGTCTTTACTACAGCCAAAAGCTGGTATTCTTTTAGGTTTATCATTCTTTCTAACCTCACTCCAATCTGGACTATAGTAATATGCCTTTACCTCACCATCTTTAGCTTTTTCTGCTCTAAGTGTTTCAATAGGTATATGGGCTACTTGAACAATCTTACTCCTATCTTTGCTATAAATTACTTGAAGAGCAGCCTGTCCCATCATCTTATAATCATAGCAAACCTTCTTCATACAATTCTTTTTGAATAATGATTTCATTTCATTATACTCAGATTGTTTTTCTTTAGAATCAGTTGCATCTAAACCTCTACCATATATCATTTCTGATATTCCGTTTACCGCAGCATTGTTGGTTGGAGACCCATTATATCTATCTATAAGATATTGGAAATACATATTATCGTCTCCATATTCTATCCAATCATATCTTTTAGACTCCATAACTTGAGGAGCGGTATAAGACGATAAGTTTACAACATGAATTGCATCTTTAGTCTTATTGATTAGTTTTCTAGGTTGGTTTTTTCTTGCCATTATATAATTACATATTCATTATCAAAGCTACTTTCCTCAATGTACTCATCTTTATTTATAAAGTATTTATCTAAGGAAGTTTGATTGCTACAATAAATTAGTCCTCGATATATCTCCTCATTATCACTAATAGATAATTCAACTCTATAAGTATATAAACTGTCTTCAGTTAAACTAAAGTCTCCATTTAACACCATATAATCCCCATCATCTGATTTAGTTGGAGTGATAGTAGATGTTGTTCTAGTTGCTTTATCCGTAATCCTAATTACTGGGGATTCAGCATCTTTACGAGGAATTATCTTTAATTCTTGAGTGCCTGTTGTAGGTAAAATATCCATATACAAAATAACCTTAGCCTATTGAATTGTTTTTACTAAGATACAAAAAAAGGGGGTAAAATACCCCCCTTATTGAATTTACAAGTATAGTCTAATTAGACAGTTCTCTGAGAAGAGGGACTATCAGTTGCACTAGCCATACCAACAAATGGGTCTGCCGAAGTAGCTCCATCTACAAAATTAGGCATAGTTATCTCGTTAGCAGTTAAAGTTAAAGTATAACCTTGAAGGTCTCCCATAGCTGTTCCAGTTACAGCAGTACCTCCAGTTACTTCAGCTCCATGTTCTCTACCAACTAATAATAACTTACCATCAAAAGTCTCTACAAAAACGTGAGGTCTCCCAAATGCCATTAATTTTAGCTCTTTGTTATCCTCTTTTGTTAGTTTATGAAGAGTTACGTTTATTACTTGCTCAAAGAATGTTGTACCATTCTCAAGAGAAGTTTGAATATTTGTTTCTAAGGAAGAATTACCCTTAACATCGTATGTGTGGTAAGTGAAAGTGCCATCCATATCAGTTACTTCATCATCAGTTAAGGTAATAGTACCTAAATCTCCGAAGTCAACAAAATGAATTTTTCTTACACCACCTACAGCATCCTTACAAGGTTTTAATCTCCCACCAGTTAAATCACAAGCCATAGTATTATTGTTTATAAAAAAAGGGTAGGCAGATTAGTTACCACCCACCCCTTTATTGATTAATTATTATTTATTAGTCGTTAGCAGAGTTAGTGATACCGTAAGTTACGATGTCATCAACAATACCATATTGCACACCTGCTGTAAATCTCATTACGACTCTCACATTTTGAGAACCATCGATGTCAGCCATATCAATAACTTTTACTTCATTGTGGTCAGCTAAAAGACCAGTACCAAAGTATAAGTTAGATTTCTCAGCAGCAATAGCTGTATTAGCACCAAGTCCATTAGCAACAAAGATTTTCACTCCATCAAAAGATAATGAACCGTTATTCCACCATTGAGTTCCCATAGCGTTTGTACCATTAGCTCCTAATCCTGATGTTCCAAATCCTCCTAAAGCTCTTACATAAGCTCTAGCAATATTCTGAGAAACATAGATATTCAAATCTTCGCTTCCGTAAAGAGTTGAAGGAATCGCATCTACAATTTTACCTAACTCAGTAATAACGTCTCCTGCATCTACAGTAGTACCTGCAACTTCATTTGCTTGTGGCAAAGCAGCATCAGCAGCCAATAAAGTAGATAGTCCATTAAACTGTCCAGACGTAGAAGTGTCTCCAGTCCAAATAGAGTTTTCAGTTCTTTGAGCAACTTTAGCAGCAACGTGGCTAATTAAGAAGTCAGAAAAAGAAGGTGGTAAAGAGTCGTGAGCAGAATACCCCATTTGGATAGCCTCCCAGTCTCCCTGGAAATCAGACTTACATAATTGTAGATTCACTTGTTGAAATTCTGGCTGAAGTACTCTTTCATCAAGAGTTAAAGTACTTGTAGCTGTAAAATCACAAGAAGCATCTTTTACGATGTCATCAGTAGAGATAGTCTTGATTACCTCTTTAAATTTAACGTTAGGCTTAACTGTAATCCCTCCGTTTTCGATTGTTGAACCACTTAAAAGTGCAGCAGAAATATATTGTCCTGCAAATTCACCTGCATAAGTAGTTGTTAAACTAGTTGTTGTTGGCATTTTATTTAGATTTAGTTTGTTATTTTTTAATATTAGATATTCTCTGTAAGACTTTATCCGCAGTAGTCATACCTCTTCCTTGTGCGTATAAATTCAAACTAGGTTTTGATTCCTCTTCAGGACTATGCTTGATTGGTTCGGCAGCAGGCTCTTTAGAAAGTTCCTTTACTTGCTCAGACAAGGCTTCTTTTTCTTTCTTCATATAGCCCATTTCCTCATCAATCATTTTCTTAATAGCTTCAATTTCAGCTTTCATAGCCCCCATATCAGCCATATACTTTTCCTCAGAAACATAACCTTCTTTTAGGTCAGCTTCTTCTTCTAGTGCTTCAGCCTCATCAGATGATGCTTCGACCTCTTCAGTCTCTACAACTTCTTCTTGGGTTTCCGCAAGCTCTTCTTTTACCTCTTCCGTTGCCTCGCTAACAGCTTCAATGGCTTCCTCTTGAACCTCTACTTCAGATAGTTCTTGAGCAAGCTCATCTTCTTTTGTCAATACAGACAACTTTTGAAGGATTTCATTCAAAATAGTTGTTGCGTTCATAATATATATTAGAATTTAATAAAGTAATTACTTAAATGTAGGGTGTTAGATTTTTACTCAGTTGTCCCTGTAATGTTTCCTATACCTTGTCCTTGATGAGAACCATCACAACATTTAGATGAATAAGTATTATCCTCACATAAACAACCTCTCTTACCTCCTTTAGGTGAATTTTTAGATTCAGTATATCGTTTTCTTTTTCTTATCATAATCCTGCGTTTTGTGTACGTTGTATGAAGTAAATTACATCCCATATTAATGAATCACCACCAACAGAGTTAACTTTTAATTGAACTCCATCAGCTACAAATGTTGCATCTGTGTAATATTGCATCATTATGTTCTCAACGTGTTCCGCATCATTTCCTTTTGGATAAGCAATAGTTCCTGCCACTCTTGATATTTGACCACTACCCTCTAAATTGTATTCTAAAAATGTTTGATTTGCATTAGCAGCAGATGCTTTAAAAGCTACCGTAAAAATATAAACGTCATTCTCATTAACACCTAATATCTTTTGAGTAGATGAATCATAAAAGTTTATACTTGAATGGCTTCTTACTACATTTCCACCATTGTTAGATAATACAACTTCTGTATCTTGTACAAGTGTTAGTTTATAATTAGAATCATATTCTGTATCGTCATATCTTGCCCAACCTAAGTTTTGAGTTGCCCCTAAGTTTTGAGGATATACAATTACATTCTGATTATTATGACCCATATACAACGCACTATCAGTACGTAACATTGCGCCATTTTCAATATTTACATTATCTACTACTGATTGCTCTACATCTTCTACGTGAACTCTATATGCGGTATTCTTTCCCATTATTTCTTACTTGATTTTGGATGTTTCTTTGGCAATAAATCATAATCCGTAGTATACTTTGGATTCTGTGGTCTGCCATTCTTCATTAAATATAAATAAGCATTTACTCTAGCTAACGCCCATTGCTTAGCACTCCTTACCTTCGGAGAATGACTGGTATTAAAGGCACCGAGACCTCGTTGAAAAACAGAAGCCAACATACCAACTGTAACGCTATAATTAAGTTTTTCTCTGTACTTGTCGTTAAATTCGTCAGCTTTTTTTTTAAGAGTAGCCTTATCTTTTGCACTTACTTTAGCTCCAGTCTTACCTTTTGCACTTCCTTTAGCAGTTCCTTCGCCTTTAGGACTAGGATTAGGAGTGTCTGACTTAGGTGCTTTAGGAGATGACTTTACACCACCCTTACCATCGGACTCTGCTAAATCTATTTCTCCTAACGATTTTAACTTACCTCTACTCCATCTAAGAGCAGCTTTACCTCCCCAAGCATCATACATCAATTTGCCACATCCATCTGAGTAACTTTTAGAAGCATCTAAATCTCCTTTATGACGAGATAAAAAGCTGTACATCCTCTTAATCGTTGATACTGTGAGATTAGATTTTGATGCTAATTGCGAGGCTCTACGTTTTCCTACAGCAGTTCCGCAAGAACCCCAACCATTCTTATCAACCCATTCTAAGACTCTCTTAGCGTTGTTTACGACTCCTTGAGGGTAATCACTATAAGTTTTTAGATTTAGCTTCTTAGAGGCTATATAATCAGCCATCTCGACTAATATTTCTTCTGCTTCCTCCTCGCTTATTTTATTAACCTCTCCCATATTAACTTTATCAGTAAAGTAACCTTCTATAGAAAATCCTTTTACTTTACCAGTCTTAACATAGTTTTGCCAAACATCTTCGTTGTTCACCTTCATCGAAACCATCCAAGTTCCTACAGGAAGTTCCATTCCGTACTTTCTGCTTTTATCGTGGGTTTCATCTTCTATAATCCAACTTTCAACAACTGATAGTCCGTAAAGTTTAGCTTCATGCTCTAAGGTAGATTCATTTTGATTCCCCCTCATTAAGAATAGTTCTGATGCTTTTCTTACTGTATCTTCCGAGAAGTATATGTAGTATTCATCTTCACCATCGGCTCTGTAGATATTCTTATTAGGCACTAATGCAGCTCCCATAAGGATTCTCTTTTCCGAATCAACTTCAGTTAGCTCAACTTTAGTTTGTTCGCTAAGTGCTATAAAATTTTCTTGAATTGCTGGTCGGTCAACTATAGATATAGCTTCAATACCTGATAACAATTCATCTTCGTCAATAAGTAATTCTATTATTCTCATACTATTAAATTAACTTGTGATGGTTATGTTGTTTATTGTATTACGGTCAAACTCTTGTTGATTTGTTATATCCTTACCTACTACAAAAGCTCTTAATGGTTGTTGTTGTTGCATTGATACTGATTGTGCTAATTGTGATTCTGGTGATGCTCCTACAACGTTAAAGTCTGGAGCTTCTACATTTGTACCATCTCCACCTCCACCAGCTAATGATTTAGAATTAAACTGAGTAGAAGATATTGCAGCTATTTGAGCAACTCCATTTGCTAATGTTAATGCTTGTGCTATCTTAGCTCTAAGCGTTGATGATGGGTCTCCTATAACCAACTGAGAACCATAAGCAACAAAACCAGCTTGATAAGTGTCCATTATAACTCTACTTATTTTTAACGCTTTCTCTATTTGCCAAGCCCTCTTTTGTGCTGCCTCTATAGCCTCAGCAGACTCTCCAGCATTTCTTATCTCTCTGTTTTTTATAGCATCAGATATGAATCCTATTGTAGATGCACCTTGATTGTATATTTCTTTTATTTGGTCAAATCTTTGTCTTTGGTATCTTACATTCTCATCTACTAATTTCTTTTGTAATTGAGCTAGTTTTAATTCAGCATCAGCTCTTTCTTGAGTACCCTCCTCATACACATCAACAAGACCTCTTTGAAGTTCTATTTCAAATTCAAGCTGTTTCATTCTTTGTTGAATAGAATTTTCTGTAAACTTCTTAGGTATCATTAATTGAGCATCTGCAAGGTCTGCTTCTGCCTGTTGAATTTTATATAATGTGTCTAAGACCCCTTGAGTTCTTTTT